TTGCACAAAAGTATTTAACACCTTTTGCTTTTCTGAGCTCACCTGAGTATCAGTCACTTTCTGAATCAGACAAGCCAAGGGCAATTGAAATGTTTAAATCTGCAGATCCTGCTGGGGAACGGTTGGTTGATTGGGCAATTGAACAAAATACTCCTGAGGCCCGTCAAAAAATCATTGAACAACAACTGGCTCTTGATAAAGCCCGTGGTGAGCAGCAAATGAAATATCGTATGACCAACGATATTATTTCCAATCTAGGTAAAGCTGCCTACTCAGCTTTTGGTGGCGGGCGCTTACCTTATGACTATGTAGGTCAGGGTATTGCCAATGTTGGTAATGCTTACCTTGCTGGACGCCAAGCTGTTGGCGTACCTGCTCCTGTTGTTGGCCAAAAGTATTTTTAAATAAGGTAGAATAATAAGATGATCTGGGACACAAATACTTTCGGGTACGATACAACACCTGTAGCTCAGGATGTATTTAAATCTAGTTCGTCTGTTCTAGAAAACAATCCGTTTACCAAAGGGAAAAGTAAGGGTATGGCATTTCCATGGATGGCAGCAGCAACGCTTGGCAGCAGCATATTCAGTGGCCTTTCTGGAGGCAAAGCAGAAGCCAATAGAAACCAAACAGCTGCTGCTATTGCAACCATGCAGGCAAATATGGCCATGCAAGGTGCTTTTCGTCAAGGCCAGCAGGGGTTGTTTAATACAACAGTTGCTCCTGAATACGAATACGAACGCCAAAAACGTGCTCGTGATTATGGGAATTTGTTCTTTGAACCGCAAGAGCAATTTCTAGCATCTCAAGAAAGAAAGCGTCAATTACGCGACAGCCTTTCTCCTGGAGCACTGGAAGTAAGTGCACGTGACCGCGCAGATGCCATTGCTCGTGTTACAGCAGATCGCCGCGCTGTAACAGATGTAATGTTTGGTGCGCCAGCATTTACTTCTTCTCGTTACACTAATCCTGCTTGGATGCAGACTGCTTAAAATACAATAAAAGGAATTAGAAAAATGGGTGGTGGCAAATCCATAAACGTAGAAGCTCCTAAGGAGAGCGCTGAACAACGCGCTTATTATGCCCAGCTAGCAACAGATATTGAAACGGCGCGTCAGAAAAAAGACGCTGCAGAGCAAGCAGAAGCTACTCGCAAATCACTTTTAAAAAGTTCTGGTGTACGCAACCTAGATCCTTACTACTCTGTTTTAAAAAAACAGCTTGCTAGTGGTTCTGTTACTAAAGAAAAAGCGCTGCAGCAAATTGGAGATTATCAACAACAATACGGGATGGATCCCGATAATGTTGCCAGTTATCTCAGAGAAATTGAGCAAACTAGTTTAGAACGCGAACCCGAGCAAAGGGAAACACTTGTTCAACGTGCGTTCCAAGATCTCCTGGGACGCAAAGCATCTGATCAAGAATTAAAAACACGCATCGGTGAAATTTCCAAGTCAGGCGGTAAGCTTGATGTCAATGCAATCGCAGACTCCCTTAAGAGCAGCGATGAATATAAAGAAAAAGTTGGTGGTAGCTATCTAGAAAATTACCACCGCATTTACTACGGCCCCAGTAAAAAGGAAACCGTTAAGGGCGTGGAAGGTGCACCTGACTGGCAAAAGAGTACAGGAGAGTACACAATTTCTACCGGCTCGCAATTTTCCCCGACACTTGACGCTGAGACTCAAAAAACAGTCGGACTTAAGTTTGGTGCAATGCCAGACAAGTTTACTGGTAGTGTAGGCGAAATTGAGCAGATGCAACAAAAGATGCGTCAGCGGGATGAATTTGCTTACAACTCTGGCCTTACCAAATTACAAGGTCAAATTGATTCTGATATTCAAAAAATCAAAAGGGGAAGCGCCAAAGAGGTTGCTGAAATTTCATCCAAGACCGGAATCTATGGCAACCTTGTTTCTGGTTTCTGGTAACAATTGGTCTTGTTATAATTTGTTTAGTTATTAAACAACCGTTTCATCAATGTCCTACAGCAAGTACGGCACTAAAACAGTAGATGGCACCGTGTCTAATCGCACGCTTCAAGATGTCCTTACAGACCTGGATACTGAATATTCAACCGGCAAAGGCAAAATGGACGAAGAGACCTATAAGGGTCTTCGTAAAGCTGCTTTCGAAAGCGAATACACTCCGTCAAGTTTTAATATGGACGAATTCGAAGGCCTGCTCGGCAAGCTGGAATCTTCTAAAATGAAGCAACAGCGTCAAAAGTCCGTTGAAGGCCGTCGTGACATCATGACTGGTGGCCTGGCTGGCATGCTGAGCAACTTCTGATTTATTTTCAATGACCGACGAAGAACGGCTGCAATCTTACCGCGATGCTGCGGGTGCAGCGTATGACTACCAACGTAATCGCGGTGAGTACCAGAGTCGTGTCTCTGACATTGACTCCGACTCTTCTTTGGACGCTGATACAAAATCACGTCTGAAAAAAGAAGCTGCAGACCGTTTCTATGGCACCGGTCAAGATGAAGCACGTGCTACTTTAGAACTTGGTGCTGAATTTGGCGAGAAAGCCGCCAAGTACAAAGGAGCTGAAGAACGTGCAACAATCGGAAAAGGGGCAGAAGAAACACGCGCTGGAGCAGAGCAGGCTCAACTCTTCAAACAAAAAGACGAAGAGCGCGATTACCAACAATCGCAACGCGGTTATAGATTCTGAGCTATTTGAAGCCTGGGTCGATAATCTCGATTCGTCAACCCAGGAATCATTCATCTCTTTTGCTCAAAATAACTACTCCGTTATTGAGTGTTATCTATATTCTCGTTTCCTTGGTTATTGCGGGTCGATTGCGTCCTGCGATGCCTGGGTTTCGTGTAACTACCCAAAGCCTGATCACCGCAAGATTCTTCTTACTGAAATTGACGAAATGTTGGAAGACATTCGTAAACTCAGGGAAGATATTGAAACCTTTCAAATTAAACGTGATGCAGGTGTTGCACGAATTGCAACGATGCAAAAAGAGCTACGTGGCACAATTGCACAGATTGATACTTTTACCTCTACACGAGACAGGAAGGGTTTGTTGATGGCCGGTGCAGACCGCGCCATTCGTGAACTCATGTGCATCTTCAAAGATGATCCCATCGAAGCACCTTTGCTTGAGGCATCGATGAGTGTATGGGCAAAGATGCAACTAGACGAATAAATGCATTAAACTAAACAAAAGCAATACATGATATGGGCGCCGGTAGACGTTCTATTCCAATCGCGGGCTCAACGCCTCCCTACAGGGGCGAACAGTCGCGTTCACCCGAAGATGCCTTTCCGAGCCGCAACGCGTCACAGGGCCCCAGCCAGCCTTCTCGTGACGTACGTCCCACCATGGAGCGCAGTGGCATTGATATGGGCGCAGGTCGTTCTACCCGTTCGTTTTAATTGACATGAGCAAAAGTAAAGTACCGCCTCAGTTTCTGGCACACCTAAAGAAAAAAGAAGCCAAGAACGAAGACGGCACCGAGATGAATGATAAGGAAAAACGTAAAGCAGCTCTGGATAAGGCGAGTAAGTACCAAGAGCAAAAACGTAAATCTAAAAAGTAGGTTAGTATTTAGTTACTAACCAGTTAATGCTGTGCCTTCTCATCTTCACTTAGCTTATCGACGTAACGCTCAAGCTGCAGTTAAGAATCACAAGGTACGTAAGCATAAGAACGAAGAACTATTACAAAGAGCCCGTGAAGATTTTGGGTTCTTCTGTGACTACGTAGCAGATAAAGCTCCAGCCCCTCACCACAAACAGTGGCATCGTCACTTTGTTACGGGTCAAGATAGTAGCTGTTTGGTCGGCATTGCTGGCCCCAACATTGATTTACTTGCCCCTAGGGGTAGTGCCAAGAGTACAGTCCTGGGCTTGTTTACTGCATGGGCAATTGGTGTGCACACGACAGCCAAGAAGCCTCTACAGATTCTTTATCTTTCCTACACAGTTGATATCGCACGCTCTAAGTCTGCAACCATCAAACGAATCATTGATAGCAAACGCTATCAAGAAGTTTTTCCAACAGTCAAACTTCTCAAGAACGTAACCAGCAATGAGTACTGGTCTATTGATCACAAATTTGCCGGCATTGATGTTACCGGTGATGAACAATTTACTTTGTGCGCAGCAGGCCTGAAAGGTTCGGTGACCTCCAAGCGTAGTCACCTCATCTGTATTGATGACCCTACCAAGAGTGCAGCAGATATCTCCAACCCTGACATCAGGAAGATGATGGAGGATAACTGGAATGCCGTTATTGCTCCCACGATGTTTGAGGGTGGACGGGCGATCTGCCTTGGTACTCGCTTCCGACATGATGACATTCATGCCACTACATTTAACGAACAAAACAACTGGACTCAAATTGTTCTTTCCGCAATCCAGGCAAATTCCAAAACAGGTGAGGAGGAATCCTATTGGCCGGAGATGTGGTCACTGGATTACTTAAAGGAAAAGAAACGACAGGCACCTATTGCCTTTTCGTTCCAGTACATGAACAGGATTGTTCGTCAGAGCGAGCTGTCCCTATCTCCAGAGCTGTTGGTCAAAGCGGAGATCGCAACTGAGTTTGATGCCCTTGGCGTAGGGGTTGATCTATCTGCTGGGACTAAAGAGAAAAATGATTACACCGTATTTGTGCTTGGTGGCCGCATTGGTGATTGTATTCACATTATTGATTATCGGCGCATGCGCGTCATGGGCAACCTGGAAAAACTGGATGAACTAAAAGAACTTCTCAATGACTGGTGCATTGTTGGCCGCGATGAACAGGGCAACTACTTCCCAACATACTCAACATGTGATGTATGGTCTGAAGCCGTGCAGTACCAGGCATCTTTAGAGGCTGACTTCAAGCGTGTCTGCCTGAATGGCGATGGTCTTTTTAACTTGATCTGGCACCCGGTCAAAGGATTTCGTGCGGATAAACTGGCTCGTTTCCGTGGCATCATGGGCCTGTTTGAAGACCGTAAGATTATCTTCAACAAGTACCGTAATTTTGACACTATGTTTGAAGAGCTTACCAACTTTGGTGTAAGTGGGCACGATGATTGCGTCGATTCACTGGTCTGGTTGGTTAACGGTCTAGCCAAAAAGAGCAATTTGCAATTTGATTACTAAACTTATAATTAAAAGAAAAGCAATAGTTTTGTGGGTCCGGAGTACTTAGCAATTGCATTCACGGCAGTTGTCTCTGCTGTAACAGGCGGGTCCTGGGCCGCAAACAAAATTTTATATAGGGTTCACCAACGCTTGGTTCAGTTGTCAGACGACGTGATAGCGCAAGAAAATAAGCTGAATAGATTACAAGAGCAGATTGGGCGAATGCCGATGGACTACGTATTAAAGGTAGATTTTTTACGTGAGATCCAGGAAATGCACGATAACTTTCGACAAATTAACACTAAGCTTGATAAGCTAATGGAAAAGCTTTTGTCAAAATGAGCTACATTATTGAGGTCCAAGAAGATGAATTCGGTGATCAATTCATCACTCTTCCCGAAGAAATAACTGAAGAGCTTGGCTGGCAGGAAGGTGATATTCTTGAATGGAATTTAAAAGGGGATGGAATTGTATTGAGTAGACTGAATGAAATAGCTGGTTACGAAGTACTGGAGGATTGAATGGCTGGTTACTACGGTGGATACATGGGTAATGAAGCAGGTATGCAAGGCACCATTGCGGGTCGCCCTAGCTTTCAAATCCCTGGAGCCACACCCCAATATAAATTTCCGTATCTTCCGAACGAAGATCCAGAAAGAGTCCCTCTTCAACTAATCCCGCGCCCAGGTCAAGAACTTTTTCCTGTGCCAGGTTCACGCCCCAGGCTTCCCCAAGCAATGGGTGGAACTCCTCCTATGGGTAACGCAGGCTTTTTCCAAGGTCCTCAATACGGACAACAATTACCTCCTGGTTACGTTAAAACGGTTTCTTGATGAAAAAGAAAAAACTGGTCAAAGAAGCTCTCAAGCACCCTGAGTTGTACACACCAGGGGAGTTGGCTTACTTTGACCGGTGGTTGTGGCATAAGAAACAAAAGAAAGCTGCTAAGATCAATACAGATAAAGAGGCTGATACTTAATGGCTGCCGACGCTAAATCAAGGCTCAACGAAATTATTACTGCCTATATCGACAAAGATAGTTCCACTGTCGTCGATACGGGCGTTGTGGCCTCGCATTTGGCGCAGATGAAATTATTCGGCATCCGCCAGGGTGTTGAGTTCTTCCCCAGCCAGGACAATTTTGGAAATCAACGCAAAGATTTTATCGACCGTGTAATCAAATACAACCAAATTGATGCACGCCTGGATTCAATCTGGGATTATTTCTTGTGTGATGGAAAAGGTCTGTTCTACATTAGGCCTACAAAAATTAACTATCGCATCTACTACTTCCGCGAGCATGAGTACCGCACGTTCTACAACGTAGACGGTGACCTGGAAGAGGTGGTGATCATCTACAGCTACAAGGTGCGTCGCCCTGGTGGCTTTGGAGCCGAAATAGCACAGACAAATATTACCGGCAAAACGCTTGGTGACGGTCAGGCTTCAAGGCGTTACATCAGGCTTTCGATTAAGCGTGACGAAATCAAAGAAACTCACGCAGAAGGTGAATTATCTTTTGACATGCCGGACTATGCAGTCTCCGGTAAAACAAAATTGTTAAAAAATACGCTCGGTTTTATTCCTTGCGTTGAGATCTTCAATAACCCCAAAGGCTTTGCTAACGACGGTGTTGGCGAGTTTGATGCATTAGCCAATCACATCGTCACGCATGACGAAATGGTTCGCACCATGCGCAAGAACGTTCAGTTCTTTGGTAACCCCACACTACTGTCATCTCGTCCCAAGACGGACTTGATTGAGGCAGGTGGTGATTCTACGGTACAGCGTCCTTCTATTGCAGCAAACTCTGGCTTCACCAGCCCTGCATCCTTGAGTGCTTCGATGTTCAAGGCTGATCCCGTCAGTCGTGGCGTTGATGGACAGATTCGAGTGCCAAGGATCATTGCAAACCTGGAGCCGAATGACCGTGTTGGTTACATTGTTCCAGATGCAATCACTGGTGACCAAAATCAATTTGCCCGTCAGTATCGCGAAGAAATTCGCACTGCACTTGGCGGTGTGGATGAACTGTCAATTTCAGCTGGTGTTACCGCAACTGAATACAAGTCACTATTTGGTCGTGTATCAGCAACATCCAAGAAAAAAGCAAATGCTATTTACACGTATGGCATCTGCCGCTGCCTTGAGTTAATTATTTATCAAGAAGAACAACTCTTCCGTCAATCGTTGGCGGCTGCAGCAGGTATTGAAAAGCCAGTTGATCTTCCTGTTGATGCACCAGAAGAAGAAATTGCTGCCTACAGGGAAGCAATGAAAATCTTCAATGATCAAGTCAAAGAGATTATGATGGCTTGCGTGGAAACAAAAATGATTCCGCCAGGCGTTCTTGGGTTAATCCCCGATGGCGATGTCACGATGCTTTGGCGTTGGACAGGTCCTGTGTACGAGGAAACCACTCAGGACACACTTAATAATTCTATTGTGGTTCGCAACCTACAAGAATTAGGTGTTGATAGCATTGAAGCACTGAAATACCTCTTTCCGTCTAAGACGGATGAGGAGCGGGCCGAGATGTTATCTGGGTTCCCGTTCAGGATGGTGAATGAATTGCAGAATGCTTATTCTCAATTCGCCAAATTGGTGGGGGGGATGATGCAGACTCCTCACCCTCAATCACCAGACTTACCGATGGCTGCTGATCCTCGTCTGGATCTGACACCCTATCTGTATCGAACCTTAGAAGCTTTACAAAAGGAGATGAGTTATGCAGGACGCTACCGTCCAATCGATCCCACAGACGAGCCAAGCACCAGCAGCAGTAGCCCCAAGCAGCTACGTGATGGCGGCACCGGCACCTCAGGCGGCACCGGCCAGCTACCAGGCAGCTCCAGTGGCTTATCAGGTGGGTACCAGCTACCCCCAAGCAGTACCACAGGCGAACCCCAGCTACCAATCCGCCCCTACTCAGTACGCCCCCCAATCCCAACCGGCGGAACAGGCGGGGAACCCGTGGGAATCGGCGTTCAACAAGGTGGTGAATCTTCTGAGCGCACCAGTTCAATCCCCGTTCCAGGGAGCACCCTCGCAGGTGCCGACACAGTATACCCCGGCGAACTACGGACAAGTCAGCAGCCCAGCTACGCAACAATCGGCTCCCCAGACTTGGTCGCCCAGCCAGGATTACTCTCCCAATTATTCCCAAACCTCTTCCAGTCCCTCACTGGAGCAGATCGCGGATTACCTGGGGATGGGGCAGGAAAGCCGCCAAGTAATCGACGCGTTCGGAATCGAGGCACCCGCCGTACTAAATAACTACGCCCTTCAACTTGAAGGGATGCTTGATAGTGCTGTTGCCTGGGGCGAGCGTGCTCAAAACTTAATCGCTGGCTATGCCAACTTTGCGGTCAACGAGCACCAAGAGAACCTGGCCTACAACGAGATTCTTACCAATCCCGATGTACTCAGCGACTACACCCTGAAGTTCTTTGGTCCTGAAGGTCCGTACCCCGTGTACGAAAACGAAGCAGAACTGGAGACCCGTGGCTATCCCACCACTTCTGCTTATGGCCAAGTTGGTGAGTTTCCCGCTCCTCCCGCAGCAGCTGCTCCTCAGCAACCTGAAAACTTCTGGGGCAACTTCAGCGAGATCATGAACCGTGATCCCCAGAACGCCTGGCGCGTCCTGAACCAAGCTCAGCCTGCCACTGTTGCAAACAAACTGTTTGTGATGGAGTGAGGCCATGCCTGTTGCTGGTAAATACGGACAAGTATTAAACGCAGCAGCGAAGAACCCTGCCGGCGCCTTGAGAGCTTCTGCTTTAGGTGCCGGTCTTCTTGGTGCAACAGGCTCTGTTATTGGAAACTTAACAGACAAAGAACAAGGCGAGGGCCCTCTTCGTATTCTTGACGAAGCAGCAAATGCCGGAACCCTTGCAGCTATCCCCGGTTTAGTTCCTGGTTTTGCTGCCGCCGCTCTTGGTTCGTTGCGGCAACCGGGTATGGCACGTAAAGCAGTGAACGCTGCTGGTTCTGCGGCAAACATACGTCGTGGTATTGCAAATCAAACAGCATTAGCTACGGCAGCTATTCCGGTTGCTGCTGGACTTGGCGGATTGATGGGCGGTGGCTCTTCTAATTTGTACAACGCCATCGGCATTCCTGGTTTCCAAGCAGGAATTAACCCTGAAGCTGCGAACGGTTCCAGTAATATGCAGTACGTCTAATTTTGTATTCTTAACTAAAAATTAGATCCTGCTAAAATTTGTCTTAGATAAGACAAAAACTTGTCTAAATCTTTCACCCACAAGTCCCGCGACTCTGGAGGATATTAAAAAGTGTTTCTTGATAACGATTTCCCAAAAATTTTGGGTGCGGAACTTTACCGTCCCCACCCTGCTTATATTGCCGAGATGGCTGTGGAGCCCGTGGTTGTCCACGACTTCACCCGCCAACCCGGTCAAACCGTTCAGTTAGACCGCTACAAGTTCTGGGGTACCCCTGGTACTAAGGACAGCCGTGAGCGTATTGCCGACCAAACCATCGGTACCGCTAACAGCCGTAACATCACCAAGGAGAAAGTCCTGGTGGTGCTTAAGGAATACACCGGTCCTGCAGACCCCGGCGATCCGACCCAGCCCTCAACCTTCAAGATTGCTCGTGAAACCCTGATTACCGCCCAGCGTCTGCTGCTGGACACCGGTAACCTGAACATGTTCCACCAGTCCATCGGTAGCCTGACGCTGCTGGATGACTACCGTCGTTGGCGCGACCGCGTGTTCATTGATGAACTCGCCAAAGCTGAAGCCAATGGTGCCGCGTCTACCACCCAAGGTGGTTACTACTTCCCTGGTGGCAAAGTTAAGGATTCTTCTGGTCGTATTGCTTACACCTCTACTGAGTACGACAACGAAGTTCAACAGTTCCAGGTGCGTACTGACCTGCTGACCGTTGTTAAGGACCTGCGCAAGCGCAACGTTCCTACTTACGCTGATGGTCTGTATCGCTGCATCTGCGATCCTACCTTCATGATGCACCTCCGGAGGGACCCCGACTTCCGTGAGATTGCCCGTTATGCTGGCAACCCCGGTCAGGGCATGTACATGGGCAACCCCGGCATGCCTAACAATGCCAGCTTCTACATGGGTCCCCAAGCTGGTCAGGGCTACTTCCTGGCTGGTGAACCCGTCATGCCGACTGGTGTGCAGTTTGAAGGCGTTAAGTTCTTCGAGTCGACCAACTTCCCGACCAAGAACATCAATACCTCCTTCGCTGGTACTGGTGGTACCTACGCTTCCAAGGAAGTGGCTCAGGGTTACTTCTTCGGTCCTCAAGCCATTGGCGTTGGTATCGGCGGTCCGAACGCTCAGGTGCTCATCAACAACAACGATGACTTCAGCCGTTTCATCATCCTTATCTGGCAACTGTACGCCGGCTTCGAAATCCTGAACAAGGACTTCGTGACCACCGCGTTCAGCTATGTGCAAGATGACGGCACCATCTGATCAATAAATAATAACTAAACTATAGGAAAAATAAATGACCTATTTGTCCGCTAAGAAAATCTATCCCGGCAACTGGGCTGAACCCCTGAACGGCTGGTATAAGAACATTGATGTCGTTGCTGACGGCACTAATGACTACTCCAAGGGCGGCCCTACTTCGGTGCTGGCCATCCCTGGCTATCGCTACTTCCAGCAGCGTGGTTATGTCCCTGTGACGACCACCTCTGGTTCTGGCGTTGTTGCTGCTGATGTGATTGTTCCCTCGCCTTACCGCCAGGACGACACCCGTCCCGACATCACTGGCATGGTGATCTCTGGTTCTAGCACACTGCCTGCTTATGTGTATCGCACCGCGATCTCCGTTGCTTCTGGTTGGGGCGATGGCCGCGTGGCTTCTGGTGTGTATGCCGCTACCGGTAACGTGATCTCGTTCGGTCGCGTAAGCTCCAACAACCCCACTGCTGCTTCTGGCGTGGGCGAAGGTGTGATTCAGGCCAACCTGACCTCCACCGTTTCCGGCAGCCAAGTAGGCGAAATCTACTTTGCTGGTGGCACCGCTGGCTATGGCACCAACCCCTTCCTGACCATCACCGGCGCCACCGGTGTTGCTCCTGGCACTGTTAACTACTCTGCCACTGCATCCACCACCCTCAAGGTGTTCGCCAAGGAAACCGCTAACAGCACCACTACTTCCGGTGGCTTCTACATCTCCAGTGGTGATGCAAGTGCTGGCCGCACCGGTTACCTGGTTGTGGAAGTGTGCTACATCCAGCCTGACGAAGCTCCTGGTTACGAAGATATTGACGGCTACCTGACTGGTCGCACTGTCAGCTGATTAGGGTAAACTAGGACCAGAGATTAATTCCCTGGTCCTTATGTTGTATCAGCACAAAAAAACTGGCGCACGTGTCAAGGTTGTAAGCGAATGGGATAACGGTGATTGGTTCATGGTCGAAGACCAAGACGGTCGCCTTTATACCGTTTACAAGACAGAGATTGAGCTTGATGAATCTGCTACTAAAAAAGTAAAGACTCTTCAAGTTAAAGATCGTGCAGCACAAGAAGAGCCACGCACCTTCCCTCCCGATACCCGGCTAAATGTAAATTCAGCCACCGCCCAAATGATCGCTGATCACATTAAAGGCATTGGTCTGAAGACTGCTCGGGAAATTAAAGATCTTCAGATGTCTTTATCGGGTGAAAGATTTAACAGTCTTGAGCAGTTAAAGCAAATTAAACGGGTGGATTGGAATGCTGTAATGGCCGCTGATCTGATTAGGGTTTGATTCTCATCTCAAGTAGCCCTCGGGAAACCGAGGGTTTTCTTGTCTTAAAATACAAGCATGGCAAAGATTACGCGGATAGGTCAGCTCGGTTCCTCTGGTGTTTCCAGTGGCCCGCATTTACATGCATATGTAAAGAACCTTGTTACTGGCGAGTACGAAAACCCTGAGTATCACCGCAGTAAGTTCACAGGCGTACGAGTTGGTGCCAATAGGGTGCCTAAGTACATCACAGATAGCAAAGGTGAGTTGATCTTAAACCCTGCAGCTGGTTTAACTAAGACTTCCTCCTGGGGGCCACGCAACACAGGCATTCTTAATGCAAGCACGTACCATAGGGGCGTTGATTACGGTGGCAAGGAAGGCACGGAGATCTACGTCGAAGGTGATGTCAAGTTCACCCCGCGTCCCAATGCAGGAGGCTATGGGAATCTTGCTACCTGGACTACAGGAGACAATAAGTACGAGCTTGGTTACGGCCACATGAAAACGCTTGGCGAGGCAACTGATCTCACCAATACAAGCGTGGCGCCAACCCCGCGTGTCTCATACGAAGAAGCCCAAGGCAAAACAAACGATTTAATCGAAGCGTTCATGCTTGGAACCAACTACCAGCCACGCGAGAAGAAACAAACAAGAGAACCTCAATCATTACTTGGTGCATTTAAAAGTCAAATATTGGGTGGCATTTTACAGAACGCAATGAATCCACTTGCGGGCATCATAGATCAAGCTGGTGACACTGTCGCTTGATTTGTTGCTTTTATAATAAAAGGTACACTGGAACATAGAAGTGCAATTTAGCGACTTCGACAAAAGTAGAATTAGGTATCATCTGGGATACTTCACTGTTTCTGTGCCAGCGGGTGACTATGCTCGTCTGGAAGAGGCGATGAATACAGTCCCTGATTCCTACTTCTACGATAAAATTGTTATCCAGATTGGGCGTTGCGATACGGCCGAAAAGAAGACAGAGGTTGCATCCTCTCCTTCCACTCGGATTGAAAATATTGTTGGCGACGTTGACCGTACCATTCGGTCGAGTAATGCCAAAGAAGCGCTAAAAGTTTGGGACGAGATTTATCTCTACGAAACAAATCGTCTAGCTGGCATTCTTTACGTTCCTAACTACAAAGATCCGTACCAGGCACGTTACCGTTACGAACGCTCTGGTGCAGAATTTATCCAGGCATTACCTGGACCTGCCGATGTTTCCGTGGGTACCCGTATATACCTACACGAGCTATGGAGATAGCTTGACCCGTGTATGCTAATATATTGATACACGCATCAAGTCAATGGTGGCCCCTTGCCCCCTGCCTGCTGTTGAAGAGTTAAAAGAATATTACAAATACATACCAGAAACAGGTGAGTTGTTTTTAATAAAGTCGCGTTGCAATGCGGACAGAGAAAAACTTGGCAAGCCAATCGGCTCTCTTGGTGGGCCAGTAAGACGTAAAACATGGACAGTAAAACATAAAGGAAAAAGCTATTACATTAGCAGGATTGCTTGGCTACTAATGACGGGAGCGGATCCTGGTTCCATGTTGGTTGAGCACAAAAATAGAAACGCGCAAGACAATCGCTGGGAAAACTTAAGGTTGGCAAGTGAAGCAGAAAATAACTACAACAAGATTTTTGTAGGTTACAGCAAGAGAAAAGATAATGGGCTTTATCGTGTTCGCGTCACTTTAGACGGAACGCGCATTACTGTAGGTAACTTTGAGAATGAAGATGACGCCAAAAAAGCTGCCTTAGATGCACAAAAGCTTTTTTACAAAGAGTTTGCGTGTCTTGATTTAGAATCGAATTAATAGATAGAGCCAACAGCAGTTGGTTCCCGTATTTATTTACATGAGGTTTGGAGGTAAGCATGAATCGTCAACCACAAAAAAGCGCAGCTCAAAAACAACGCGCCAGGGAACAGCAAGCTGTTTTAAATAAGTTGCGTGGAGGCGGCGTTATTTCTGGTGCGCAACCAGCCAATCCCATCATTGGCGGCATTCAAAGTTTATTTGGTGGTGCGGGTAAAGGTGCTATCCCTGCATTAGGTGCTGCACGCCTTGGTGGCCAAGAAGTATTAATGAATAGAGGTGGATGGGATACAAGGCGTGCCGGCAGTGGTCCAATTAATGTTGGTGGACAAACTTGGTATCCTGCTCAAAGCGGCCAAGATCTTGTTTACAAACGTGCACCCGGTTTAGTAGGTGGACAATATGGCAGTCTTTTTTCAGGTGGTGCGGTTCCGCCTTCAGCACCGCCCGCAGATAACAGCAATCCCGCTGCTAATCGTGCTTACGAAGCTACAAAGAGCAGTGTTGCACAACAAGCCGCACAGAATCCGGAATTTCAGCGTTACGAACAGGCTCGCCAAAAAGCAGTTGCCGCTGGCCCTGGTTCTGAAGCTGAACAATCTGCAGAAGACATCGGGATGCAGATTTGGGCAAAAAAATATGGCAAGCCAGGAGATCTTGCGTCACGCGTTAAGCCTGGCCAAGCTGGTTACGACGTAATCCAGCGCACCTTGAATGCAGGTCAGATGGGTGCGCCTGCTGACTTGGGTGCGTTCACTGGCACTGCTCCTGCAGGATTCCTCGGCAGCTCTGGCGCCCCTGCAACCAGTAGTTACACGGGTGTTACTCCGGTCAACTTAGGCATGGGTGCAATTGGTCCTAACGCACTGACCAATGCATATAATATGCAGACCGCAAGCTCTTTCAATAAATTCATGGAAGGGCCCACGTTAAGCAGCCAGCCCCTTGGCGCACCGACTGCATCTATTGGTGAAGTCCCAACCTACTCTCAGCTAACCCAACCTCAATCCTATGGGTTAGGTGCTATCCCTGGTGAGGAAGAAACCTTTGGTAGCGATGCCTCTCAAAAGTTTGCTAATACGTACGCCAAGAAGCTGTTGAACTTCCAACCTATTTGATTTATCTGGCATTGCATAGCATGTAAGCCCAGCCAACTGGACACAGATCTTTGATCTACGGGGGCCAGTGTTGTTGCTTTAAAACCATGATTCTCTGTCCCAAATTTGTTAAACGTACTTTGACCTATTTAGCTACGACCCTTGCGCTGCAAACCGTATTTATCCCTGGTCTCAAAGCGAGTTCAAATTGGGTAGGAGAATAAGGAGAACAATATGTCATTAAGTCCCGCCGCCGCTATTGTTGCTCGTAAGTTAAAACAACAAGGCTATAGCAACGCACAAATTGCAGGCGTCCTTGGCAACATCTCCCAAGAGTCTGGCTTTAATCCTCGCGTAAACGAGGGTGGTGCAGTTGGTGGCCCCATGGGGCGTGGCGGGTATGGCTTGGCACAGTGGACGGGTGGCCGTCAAACAAACTTAGTTAATTTTGCAAAAACAAAAAAGCTTGACCCAGGCGATGCTGGTCTTCAAGCTGATTTCTTATTGCATGAATTACAAGGACCCGAAAGCCGTGCTGCCGAATCTCTGCGCAAGGCACAGTCACCTGAGCAAGCAGCGTTAGTTTTTCGTCGTGACTTTGAACGCGCCGGCATCCCCAAGGATGAGAACCGGATGCGTGCAGCACGCGACTTAATGCCTAAACTGCAATCACTAGAAGGTGGTATTGATTTTGCACCACCTGCCCTCCCTGGAGAGCAACAAAGTGTTGCTTACCGTTTAGCAGAAGCAGGCATTGATCTTACTGGTGATCAAGAAGACAAAAAAACAACGGCCAATACATTACTGGAAGCATTCAAACAACAGGTTCTTCCTGCAATGCTTCCACAAGGTATTATGAACATTAACGCCGTTAATCCGTTCCAAAATCCGTTCCAGGTGCTTTGATGGACCGTCGAGATTACGTTGGTAGCGATGATGCTTTACCAGGAGATTACAACCGTTATCTCTCTGGTAAAGACTCAACCAAGCCTAACCCCAGCAAGGATATTCAATACAGACTTGCCAAGCTGTACAAGGTAGATGATTTCAATCGTCTAGCCTCTTCCGTTGCTGGAGCACCAAGGTCTGAATCGTTCCAACGTTTTCTTGCTCTTCAGCAAGATCCTGATCTTCTTGCAAGGGCATCTATGAAGATGCCCAATACACCCTTCGGATCGCTGGGTAGTTTTACTGAATAACAACAAAACATTATTTGCATTAGAATATTTTCAACGAGATAATTTACTTTATATAGGAGAACGGCATTGAGCTCGACATCCACGAACAAGCAGCCCTTATTAGTTGATCGCCCGCTTATTGATACGGTGCGGGTCACGACGCAAACTGTTGGCAGTGCATCTACCAATACATTGTTTGTGCAGGGTGGCCAGGCGCCGTCCATCCTGGTCGACATGGATGCGACCTTAAGTGAGGACAATAGTTCCGGCGGCGTTATTGATTCAATCACTATCACGCGTAATGATTATTACCGTGATGCAGACTATGAAGTCAAGACGGCAACTTCTGGTACGCCCATCTCTCTTGTAAGTGGCCAGATTGTCTTTATTTCACAGACTGGTATCTTGACTGGCGGTGGCGCACCCTTCTCCGGTTATGGTTATTACACATATACAGGCTCCACCACTCTCACTGGAATCAATACAGCACTAAATTACTCAGGTGGTATTGCGTCAGGGTTTACATACAATGGTATTTCATATGGCTACCAGCAGGCCGTAACTTTTGTGTTCTACCATACACGTGGTACAACGACGCCTATCCCTGGTTCAGGTGACTACCGCATTTTGTTTGCCAAGACAGTTCCAGCTAACACGCAGACTGTTGACTGTTCAGATCTAATGCCACAACTGGCTGTGCCTGCAGTCACGGCAGGAAATACTACTGGCCTTGGTGAGACTGCTCCGCTGCGCAACAAGGGTCTCTACCTGGAGCGAGGCGATCGTATTTACGTTGGTGTGTTCCCTGACGGTCCCAACAGCTCTGGTTATATCCCCGGTGCGCACGTTATTGCGCAAGGCGGCTTCTTCTAAGTCATGGCCCCAAAGGGCGGAGATAAGTTCGGATCCTTTGTCAGAGCTTCTGACAGGGATCCTTTTCGTTTAAAACCTATTACAACTGAATTCTCCTCTGGTGCTGTACCAAACTCTTTAAGTGCAATAAATAGGGAATCGGCTTGGTCACGTTGGCGTAGAGGTTACGAAATTGCAACCGCTTGTTTTTATGACAATGCGTATGAATATCCCTTTAGTTACGTAATTCCAGTACCAGCTGGAACACCTGCTTCCGTTGCAGCAGCCCAACCAACGATCCCCGGAACCTTTGTAGGATTCCCTACTAAGAACAAAGAGTTTGGCATGCACTGGGCTGGGGCTCGTTTGGCGGGATCCTTGCGGTGCGACAACTTGATTGACAAGACGACAGGCACCAGGCTTTACATTGAAATGGTGACGGAGGATTCTGCGTACTGGTACGTCAAGCTCGCCGGGAACTGGAGCACAAGCAATCCACTGCCTCCACCGTTCTACGTGGCCCTTCCTGGCGTTCCTAACGGCCTTAGAGCGATCAATGGTGAGATCCTGGAGGACCGTGTCATCACTGTTGGCGCACCTCCGATCACCAAAGAAACAATTGATCCGACAACGCAAAAACGATACGGTTACATCCAAGCTGTCATCGTGGAGACGTATCCTTTCACTGGAATCTTAAAGCTTCGTAAGTCGGGTTCTGTTGAAGCTACACCAGACTCGGCGTTGATTACACCAGCAACTAAAGGTCCCAGCCTTAATAGATACTTGATAACAGGCTCAAGATACTGTTGCTCTTGCCAAGACTTTACGCATCGTGATTACTCGTTCATGAATACTCTTGGCGAAGGTACCAAGAAGATATTCCCGCGAACAAGTATTGCTTCTATTAAGCCTGGTCGATATGAGAAAACAAAACTAAACGGAAAGTTGAATAACAATGCGATGACAAGTGCAACGGTTGATCGCAAAATGGACATTATTGCGCCCTCGGCACAGTACACAGTTCCACCTGAAGTAAACACAATATCAACAGTGGATCCAGATGCGACCAGGGATTTTGCTGGAGTATTTCGTGAGTTTGGCGCCACATACCTAAGAAATACAAGTAACCCTTCGATCCCTGGCTCCAGGGCAGAAGGTATGCCTTTATACGAAGACTACACTTCAGCCAATGGTCAGATCACTTCGATTACAGATTTCTGGGCACCGTTACTAGATGAGATGCGTTACTGCAAACACATCTATGCCATGAAGTTTGCAGAAGGTAATTTCCCGCCAGAGCCGTCTGATTTTCCAGTGGAAGAAGGAAGTATGGCTGCATGGGAGCAAAGGTTGGTTGATCAAACTGAAAATGAACAGAAGGAGCTGATCGCTGCCGACTTGTCAAGAACATCTTTGTCGATGATGGATGTGCCCCCATACAATTGCCAATCACCAATGATGATGCCGATGATGCAGAAACTGTTCAATATTCCAGCTAACTTTGTCATGATGAGAGGTTTTACAATGTATGACAAGGATGGCACTGCATACAAGCCATCACTAGGCCAATTGCCAGCATCTTCATGACAACGCCAAACTTTGGAGATGTTGTAGATACAAACTTTATTTACTCACAAGAGCAAGATGATGTTCGCAAGTATGGTTTTAGTGAGTTCCAGATAAGTGGTCGGCCTACCATCTATCATGCTGGTGATGTCGTACATCTACCCTTTGCCTCTGGTGAGCTATCGACCATTGAAGCCGTGGGACTAGCCTGGTCTGGTTATGTGAACGGTATTCCGCCAGAAGAGTAGACAAAATAAAGCCCCGCACAAGACGGGGCATTTGATCAGTACTTACCTAACTTCAGGCAGCAGCCGTTTGCATTTCAAGTTTTTTCAGATGCTTACGCACTGCAGAAATGTTCCAGCGGTAGTTATCGCGTGAACGAGTCTCAGGAAAAGCAGCGAAGTGCGGGCCAAGTTTCAGCGTGCCATTGTCGCGGTACTTGAAGAGAGTCTTGCGATCAATGCCGAGGAGTTCTTCCGCTTGCTGGACGGAGACCCAACCGGGATGCTTAGCCATGACCAAGGAGGTGCTTACAGACGTAACTTACACCACGTCAAGAGCATGTCAACAGACTTAAGAAAAATTTTATCTCTTTACTTAGGCAAGAACAAATACGGGTCAAATTAAAATAGATTAACAGCACAAAAGAGTATGTTCAATTGCGAACAGGAACCCCTTGCCCTGCTCATTGAATTAACTCCAAAGCTAGCTAAGAAACGTTACCGTCAATCTATATACGATGCCTGGGACTGCAAATGTGCTTATTGTGAGGCGGATGCCACATCATTGGATCATGTGATTCCCAGGTTTAAATCAGGTTCAAGCAATAGAACAAACCTTGTTCCAGCCTGTCGCAGGTGCAATACATCCAAGGCAAGTGCCAAGATGAATGAATGGTTTGAAAGACAAGAGTTCTTTACTCAAGCTAGGATGGATAGAATTAATGCCTGGATTAAACAAGAACCTTTTGACGTTTTTGTTTGCGATTTAACCGTGTTTAGGGAAGCTGTTTAAGATGTCAATTTCATATGATGCAAGCCAGGATAAATGGGATATTAAATATGAGAACGCAAATAACCCTGTAGTTGATACTGTATCTACTCCTATTAAATTATGGGTATATACCGGAACAAATTTAAGGCCTTATACAGTTAAAGGGCAGACAACGTATTATGACGTACCTGTTGAGCAGGAACGTACAGTAACTGTCTCTATTGATGGAGACCAACAAGAGATCCTAAAAGCTCTTGAAAAAGCAGGAAGTGTCTACTGGACCACAGACAAAGTCGATGATTTAAAAACAGCACAGATAATTGCCCGTGGAGACAACGCTAGAAACAGTAAAAAAAATGAAGAGGCGGCAAAGGTTAATTCTCTATACAAAGCAATTGACGCCTATGCAAAAGCGTCCAAGCCTGGGGATTACTTAAAGGCCAAAAAAACAATTGACGACTCTAGCGTCGACGACGCAACAAAAAAGAACGTTAAAGCGGCTTTCGATTCTTTCTATACAACAAAAGTTGTGTCTCCCTGGGACACATCTTCAGGGGCAAAAGTCCCTTTTGAGGGTTTTGAAAACACAATTCGATTTGACCCTGAATACTACAGCGGCACCACAAGTGGCAAAAGTGCAAGAGAAGTCTGGGATAATGCAGTAAAAAATGAAGACCTTGACGTATTAGGTCGTTACCCAAACTACGAAGCATATGCGTTATGGCATTACAGCAACATTGGTCAAAATGATGCGAAGAAAAAAGGCGAGCGAGATCCAGGCTTTAAGCCACTTACACCTACTGATGGGTTTGAATATGGCAAGGTAGAGGAGTCTGTTCCAGGAAAAACAGATGCCGCCCGTCAATTTGAGCGCGACAAGATTGCAACCGATATTCTTGGGTTAAAACAAACAACTGAAGGTTATCAGCTCAGAGACCTTGCTAGTCAATACAGAAATCTTGTCACTAGCAACGCACAGTTAAAAGATCAATGGAGTACCGCAAAGTCAGAAATTTTATATGCAGAGCGTTTCCCGAAAGAGGCCAAGCAGCCTTGGGCAAAGCTTTATGAAGCAGTAAAAGAAGCCACTGGCGCCGAACCAGAGATACAGTCAGAAGCTGGTTTTGGTGAATTATTGACCAAGGCATACCAGCTGGACTCAACTCAGTACCCAGGTGCTCAGAAATTAATTAAAGATATTCAGGCCAACAAACAAATAGGCGCTGTTGACACAAAGCTATCTGAGTACGACACGGCTCTTACCAAAGTCGCAGGTGAAGCTGAATCCAAACAAACTGAAAAGGCCGCTGTATTTCAAAGGCAGTTTTTAGAAGACTCCCGCAGAGCTTTAATTGAAGCAAAAAAAGCAGAACAAAAGTTTGACCTATTAAGTGGCACTTCGTTTGGCCAAGAGATTCTTGGTATGCGTGAGAATGTCGCCAATTCTATTTTGCAAGAATCAGGAGTGGGAGGCATTCTTTCCTTGGGGGGACAGCAAAAAGATGATCTTGCTCAGAAGTTCAACTTGTCACTAGACACAGGAAAAGTGTTTGGAAGCAACAACGGCCTGTTGTACAACTGGGAGAAATGGTTCTTTGATGAGATCGAGAAAAAATACGCAGGTGATTTAGACGTACCAAATGATTACGTTCCCGGTTACCAGCGTAATATTGACAATGGTTTTGTTACCGAGGATCAGATTAAATCTTGGAAGCAATATGACGATGCATACGAGACGTTAAAAAAAGATCCAGGTAATATTAGTGCGCAGCAAAAAGTTAATGCAGCCAATCTACCCAAGGATTACGTACCAGTCAACCAACGTAAAACAACAAAACAAGAGTGGATTGACTACGAAGCAGCGCGTCGTGCCAAAGGTTGGGTTGATAACGACACGTTAGCCAAATGGTCGGACTACGATGACGCGTACAAAACATTAAACAACCCAGCGGCTACACAACAAGAAAAACAAAAAGCACAAGACATTTACAACAACAAACCAGCGGACTACCTGGAGCCAGACAAAAGAATTGACTCTGACATTCAATTTGCGCAAGACTTCTTTAATGATTATTTGCTGCCTAGGTTTAATGCGTCAAAATCAATCAGCGAATTTAGGGATTACATTAACGTAGATAAAGACAAGCAAAACATTTTCCAAACGGAAGACCGTCTGCAAAGTTTAAAAAATGCGGCGGAATCAGCTTCTGTTTCTTGGATGAAAGCCCTTGACTCCCTGGGGACAAGTAAGTTTAATTCTGATTATTACTTTGACCCAGGTCAATACTACCTTGAAAAAGGTGTTGGCACGGAAGGAAAATCTCCTGTGCTTTTGGGCGATCAGTTTCAAAAAGAATGGGGTAACACCATTCCAGATCAATACATTAAGCAAAAGACTGATATTGCAAATGACTGGGAGAAAGCAAAGGCTGGTGAGACAACAAAAGATGATAATGGCAATGATATTAACTGGCAAGCCAAGGCATATTTATATGGTTTTGACGTAAACAACAAAGAAGATTTTGCCAAGCTGCACTATGAAGTACTAGGACAAGCCAGGCAGTACGACTCTGCTCCTGATGTATTCAATCCGCGAATTGCGCAGATCTACTTAAAACAAGTACTGACGCCATACCTTGCTGATAAATACGCAAAAATTGGAACAGTCTTTGGCCAGTTTGTTAACCCAGAAGAGTTTGCCGATGAGTTTGTAAATAAACTAGACCCGTTAAAAAATAAAGAACAAACAGAGAAGGTCTTAAAGCTTTATGGCCTGGATTCAAATACAGAAGATCTTACGCAATTAAAGAAGATGATCTCTGATAGCATCCGCAGTTCGGATGCCCTGGACATTAGAGAGCAAATTAAAAAACTTAACCAGGAAAGTGAAACTCCAACACAAGAGCTGTTGGGCGTTGAGTACATTCAGCGTGCTTCTGATAAAAGGGAAGAAGCCAAGAGAGTTGATGACGCTTTGTTTAGTCGTTTTAAATCGGCGGGGTACCAGGGAAGCCAAGAAGAGTTTTACAGTGACTTTATGCCTGATGCCACAGAAGAAGACAAGAAAATTTTCCAAACTGTTTATAGTGGCAAGGCGCCCAGTGAGCTTTATAAATTCAAGCCAACAGGAGATCCTTTTTCGGATATTGGTCAATTGGAAAGTTTATCTTCATTTGGAGAAGAAGAACCCAAGAAGGTAACGCCTAAGACTACAGAACCAAAAAGCAAATACTTTTCTTTCTTCCCAGAGGAAGATACAGAAGAAGAGGAAGAACCGAGTTCTCCAGTTAAAATTAAGAAAGGTAGTGATATCCTTTCGGAATTCAAGTCACGTTTAAACCTTTCTCCCACAGCAGGTAAAACAGGTTCATCTGATTTGTCCGATCCTTTTTCTAGTTCCTTCTTTGGTTCCTTCTAATGGCTGACAAACGCAAGAAAGCGGCCAGTGCCGCAAAAAGATTTCAGAAAGATAAGATGGCTTGCAACAAACCGCAACGTGCGCCGGCAGGGGATAAGCACAAATACGTGGTAAAAGCGTGCCAAGGGGGCAAGGAGGGTATTGTCCGTTTTGGTGCCAGAGGTTACGAAGATTACACGCAGCACAAGGACGAGGGAAGGCGTGCTAACTTTAAGGCCAGGCACAACTGTTCCGAGAAGAAGGACAAACTGACTCCCGGATGGTGGAGCTGCCATTATTCGTGGTAGACTTTAACTGGTAGTGAAAGTTTTGGATGGCTAAAAATAAATATATTGTGGCTTTGTGCAAGGACTGCTTTAAACCTTGTAACAAAAGAAAAGATTCTTTGAAAACATGGCAAGGCCGTTGCCGTTCTTGCGCCAGGAAACATGTACACGCGTGTACTGATTTCACTATTAACGCAACAAAAAAAGCAAATACAATACATGGAGATGCCAAAAACAAGTACAGTAAAGGCCATTGGTTATATGGACGATGGTTAAAAATGCGTCGTCGTTGCAAAGAGTATCCTACGTACATTGCCAAAGGCATTCAAGTATGTGATGAGTGGCTTTTAAGTTACCCAGCGTTTAAAAAGTGGGCGGAAGAAAACGGAGCAGAACAAGACCTGGAGCTGGACCGCACCGATAATTATGGCGATTATTGCCCAAGCAATTGCCGTTGGGTCACGCATCAGGTAAACTGCCAGAACAAGTGAGGTTTCACTTGTGTAATTACAACTGGTGACAACCATGGCAAAACCCAAGTCAAGCTCCACAATTAAAATTGAATCCAAGCCCAAGAAGACACGGCAAGGGCGTTCTAAAAGTACTAAGCTAAAGCCTGGGCAAAAACGCTATCGTGGCCAAGGTTAATGTCATGAACGAGTGTCAATAGGACACTTAAAAATTGTGTATGATTGGGGTAATGCTTCATTACCCCCCATGACTGATCACACATCTGCAATTAATTTAATTTGCAAGCATGAGGGCTTTAACGAGAAAGCTTACGCTGATCCAAGTACAGGTGGAGAACCTTACACCATTGGATATGGAACACAGTTTTATCCTGATGGCTCACCTGTAAAACGCGGCCATCGATGCAGTAAAGAGAAGGCGCTTGAATATTTGTTTCACGAAGTAGACGTAATCGATACTCAGTTATCAAAACTCAACATTGGCATTAGTGATTCTGCTAGGCAGGCGTTGATTTCTTTTATTCATTCTGTGGGATGGGACTCCTTTTTCTACAGCAGCATTGTCGATAACTTGGAACATGAAGACCTGCAAGAAGTAACTGAAGAAATGACAAGGTGGGTTTTTGATGTGGACCATCAAGTCATTGGAAGCCTTCTTGATCGGCGCCGTGAAGAAACAAACCTTCTGTTAAAAGATGCCGATGCATTTGTGCAGCCGTGCGCACGTCTTTTGTTGTCTGCATTCAGGGTTTACTCTGGGGCTCAGCATGAAATACAAGCTATTAAGCACCTGGAAGAGAGCTTGAATCCTTATGTATTGTCCCGCTTTGCAAATGAGTTTAGGGTCAGCGAAAAACCCTGGGACACATTCCGCGCTGACGAGTACGACCCCGATGATTTCAACACTGTCTTTGACAGGTAGAATTAGAATAGTTGCATTAAAAACGTGCAAAGCGGAATGGAGCGTTCAGTAGAGCCACGGGAATTTGAACTTCCTCTAGAGCTTCAATTCTCGATGCGCAAAGCTGAGCTTGCGGCCCAAGAAATGACCTGGGACGACCTCTACGCAGCTCTGTTGAACCTCTACCATCAACGCCTGATGGAGTGGTATGCAGTAAAAGAGATCATGGCGTCTGAAAATATTGAGATTGACTTCGACATTCCCACTGATCTAGAGCTAGCAGAACTCGCCGCCGCATGTATATACGACGACGAGGATGACGAAGAAGGCGACGACCTTCAGCCGTTCTGAGTTTCGTTGACGGTGATTAGCCGGTCCAAGTACCAGCGACATTTTTCAAGGTCTTGCACACCGCCCTTGTTTCGCCAGCGCCATTGATATTTAATGCAACAACCTCGAAGGTAACCTTGAAACTCCTCTGCGGTTAATTGCGCTTCAATGGCATCGATGCATTCAATAGCGGAATCTGCGTAGTGAGACGGATGGTTTACCAAATCCTCCTGGACCACAGGAGCAGTTTCTTTGGTGGCCCAGGGCACTGGGCAGACACCATCCTTGCACTCAGTCAAGTCGCTGATTATCGGCGCAAACCACGGCGAAGACGAGACTGTTCCATCAGTTCCTCGTTCGGTGCCCCCAGATCCAGTACTAACGCCTTGGGTTTCGGTGATGCTCCCATCATCACTCCTTGCTCCATTGTCGGTATATATCCCGTTGCTCCAGGCCGTCCCCCCTCGAGAGCCAAGTTTGTCCGTTCCCTTCCGTCCTGACATAGGGTTAACCCTCTGTTGTACATATCCATTAAGGGTACATCATTTTCTTCGTTGGCGAGAGGTGCGCCAAAATCTTCTTCACTAAGACAACGACAATTCAGTTCATCTTGAACAAAACTATCTAAAAATCCCGCCGCGCCGTGCATGACTATTAAGTGGCTTGATTTACTGTTTTTATAATATTATCATGGCAAGATTCTTCGACGCTACATACGACCCACGCAACGATTCTGGTACGTCGGGAGCTGAAGTTTCTGACCTAAATCCAGAACAAGCGTATGATACTGACCTGCGTCGAGTTGCCTCAGACGCAAGAGCATCTGCAGAAAGTCTTAATGATTCGCAGGATCGTATTGCAAAGTTCCTTCGAGCTTCCAAGAGTGCCGGGAAGTTTCAGCAAACACGCATGCTAAGGGACACCACCATGGATGGAAAGACCCCAAGGTCAGAGGCGACTATTGGAGGAGTCACCATCCCAAACCTTGGGGACCGCATTGGGGAAGCTGGTGGCACCAACTACGCAAGGAAACCTGGGCGCAGTGGTGGCACCTTCTACGGTTTTGGTTAAACCTGGCTGTAGACAACCTCATAGGGTTGGTTCTGGTACTTACCCTTGCGATCTTGGTAGCTCACATGGCAGGGCTCACCACGATAGAAAAGGAGCTGCGTAATGCCTTCGTTGGCATAGATGCGATTAAACAGTCCCGTGCAGTTGCTGATCTCAAGGGTCAGGTGACCTTCCCAGGCAGCTTCTGCAGGCGTAATGTTCACCAGAATTCCTGATCGTGCATACGTAGATTTGCCAACCGCAACTACAGTCACATCACGTGGAAGTTTGATGTGTTCCATGGCAACGCCAAGGCAGTAGCCATAGGGAGGAAGCAGGAAGTACTCGCCCTTTTCGTCTTCCAGCAACTCGGCTGGCTTCAGGATGTTTTCATCAAAGGCCTTGGGGTCACAATCTCCAGCCTGGATCTTACCAAAAATTAAGCATTGCTTTGGTGATAGGCGAATGTCGTAGCCATATGAACTGAGACCATAGCTGAGCAGGAGCCGTCCATCCTCTTTGTTGATTAAACGATCAATAAAAGGAGAGATCATCTCTTCTTTTTCAGCCAGCTCTTTGATTTCCCAGTCGGCTAGTACGCTCATAAGACCGTTGATTCGATAATCAGTCTACATAATCAGGTGATGATCCGCCCTTTCTCCGAATAAATGTCAATGAAATTTTGGGTGTAGTTGTCCAGGCCATCGCTTGGCTGTAGGTAGACAATAAAAGAACTGCACGTATTTTTAGCTTCGACTCGACCGTCCTCAAAGTAATGTCGCCGAAGCATGGGTGTGTTTTTTAAAAAGCAGATAGGAAAATCAAAGATGTCTTGAGCGTAACGAATCATGTCAGGACAGTTGCCAAAGTACAAGCCTTGCTTGACTTCACCTGACAGCCACTTTCTTTTTAGAGTTCGCCACCACAGTGCGTACCCTGAAATCAAAGTATGCGACAAGCCGCGAGTACGCTTCCACCTCTGGGACTTGATGTCCCAAAAGTACGTGTAGTTTGGAGGGAAGACGTAAACATTTCCAAACCAGTCCTGTTCATTTAATGCGTCATCCTCTGGTGTATAGAAGTGGTCAGCATTGACGTAGCTATTTGCTACAGCAGAACTTGCAGGGTCAAGGTCGATGCCTCCCATCAACATGTGTGCAGAATTGATCAGGTCGGCACCAGATATCCATTCGAATGTATCGGTGTGCGCATTACCACGAAAAGACGGCATTACTTCTCGCTCACCTGGCAATAATCAATCTCAAGATAACGCATCCCATCGTTATCGTTAACAAGATATCCAGCTTTCTCCTGCGGATTAATTTTTTGCGCCGCCGCAAGTATGCGTCTAAACGTTTCTGCGAGGTCACCATTGTCTTCTCGTTCGCAACTTTCTTGTGCTGAGTGCAATTCTTTCAGCGTCATAAAGAACATTGAGCGTTCTTTGTTGGTGGGTTGAAACACCATGATGCCAGGCCCTTCTGCATCCCATAGCTTGCAGTAATGTTGCCCCATGTCACCAAGAATCAACTTGATGGTGGCATCAAGCATTCTGGTTTTAGTCGTATCTAGATCCCCCTGGAGCGCAGAGGCAATTAATTTTTCACGCCTGTTCATTTTTTAAGAGTCCTTGACGAATCAGTATTTGTTTCATTTTAGGAAGTGGCTTGTAGATTACGACAAGTTTTCCTAGATTGCCTCGTTTTTTGATGAGCTTTTGATTCTCGTCTTTTAGCTTGTCAAATTCTCCTGCCCGAATTAAGTACTCGGCTACGCAACGCAAGCGTCGCTTGAGAGACAAATCAGCTTCTGGAAATTTACCACAGATTGTGTCTGGTGCCATATCTGCAAATGCAATACGCAGGCGATTGGCCAGAGTCACATTAAAGTGTGGGTCCTCCTTCTCGAATTCTTTTATGTTGTACAAGTACCTGCGCAGGACATCAGTATCAAAAGACCCTTCGGGAGGCAAGAACATTTCCACTTGATCTGCAAGACCCTTAGGAAGAAGTTCCTTGTAATTTTCAGTGGTAACAAAATCAATCTCAATAGCATGGAAGCGATTATTCGCCATCTTCCCCCCTGGGCACAGAGCGGTTAGGCACATATTTTTGCTTGTCTTCCTGCACATCTTTGTACTTTGTCCTAGCTCTGAAAGACAAAAGAGATACGTCGTTATTTTTGGCAAACGAAGCAATCAGCCGATTCCAGGGTATTCGGATTGTATCTTTTTTCTTGATGTCAGGAGAGATGTTGACGTAATGAATGTTCTGGGTCCAGCCTTTGGACGGATCTTTTTTTCCGATCAAGATCCAATTGCGAATAGTTTGATCTGAAACATTAAGCCTTTGTGCACACTCTTCTGTTGAGATGTACTCATCTGCATAGGCTTCTGGCCCGACTTGGTCAGTTTCGTTGTTTTTGTACCTGCTACTCCACATGGCACCCAGGATGTTTTTGATGCCTTTGAGTTCGTACGCAATGTCTTCAAGACCCTTGCGAATACCGTATGCCATAAAGCAGTTTCTTTGTTTAGATGCTAGTCTTTTTTTAGCATCTATGCGTGTTTTATGGAAGATCAAATTCCCGTTAGTCAAGTTCCTACAAGCATCCCGTCCGAACCGCCGAGTCCCCCGCAGGTGCCAAGTGGGAGGATCAGTCCTCAAGACCTGGAGCTAATGAAGGCTCGTGCCAGGGAACTTGCTGTCCAGCAAACGTTGATGCAACAAACAGCAGCCGCCCAGGCCCCTCGTGTCGTCTATGTGCGTCGCAATCTTACGGTTGCTGAGCTGATTTTGATTGTTGCGTTGTCCTGTGGAATTGTGACGGTTGTCCAAGCCGGCTGGAATTTTGTATCAAGTTCACTGCCTAGGGTGGAAATTAAGGTCAAGTGAATTAAACACACCCGAACTATAATCTTTATATAAGGGATTCTAGTTTAATACGTGGCCAATCGTCGTATTTCTGAACTTCCGCTCCTAGCTGGGGCGGATGTAGCTGAGCAGGATCTGCTGACGATGGTCCACGTATTTGAAGTGGATCCTACTCTTAAAAACAAAAAGATCACAATCTCTGGTTTTGGAGATTACCTCTCAACTAAATACGTAACAACCACTGGTGGCACAGTAACCGGCAATGTCCTGGTACAAGGGAACTTAACTGTAACTGGCGTTACTGTTGTCAATACATTTACTAGTAGTGGTCTTGGAACGTTTAGTGGCGTCTTAGTCCAAAACAACCTGACTGCAAGTGGAACGATTAGCGGCCAAACAATTACAGGTCAAGCGCTTCAATCTGTAACACTCAACTCGGCAACGGGTACATTCACTACGGTTACTGGGGCAACTTCAAACTTTGTAAGTGGGAATTTTAGTACCCGACTCTCGGGTGCAACCATTACCGGTAATACACTTCAAGCAACGTCCGGACAATTTAGTTACCTAAGTGGTGCCACAATTACAGGTGATTTGGTCCAGGGTGTAAGTGGTGTTTTTGGTACGCTTGCTACGCCTGTTCTTGATGTAAGCGGCAACTTGTCCGTTGCCAGTGGACTGACCGTTACTGGTCTTGCTCAATTTGCATCAGGCGTACAAGTCACTGGCACGTTATCAGGGACAACCGTCACTGGGACAGCGGCACGTTTTACTAGTGTCACTGGTGTAACTGGTGTATTTACAACTACGTTGTCGGGTGCATCCATTACAGGTACAACCATTAACGCAACGTCAATCACCGGTGTATCCGGAACATTTACATCAAGGGTATCGGGAGCAACCGTAACTGGTAACGTAGGTTCTTTTGGCTCAGTCAGTGGCGTTTCCGGTGTATTCTCTCAGGTTCTTTCTGGTGCTGTAATCACAGGAGACGCCGGTCAATTCACAGTTATTACCGGTGTTTCTGGTGTTTATACCAATTTATCTGGCGCCACGGTCACTGGTGATACTGTTTTAGCTGCAACTGTATCGGGTGTTTCCGGTGTATTTACTAGCCGTATATCAGGTACTACCGTTACCGGCACCACTGCAGCTTTTACAACCATTACAGGTGTCTCTGGTGTATTCACTACTCAGGTATCAGGAGCAACCATCACTGGTACTAGTGGTCAGTTCACAAACGTAACTGCAGGCACTGGGGTATTTACTCTTGTTTCTGGCACTACTGTCACGGGTAATACGGGTGCGTTTACTAACCTCACTGGTATTGCAGGTGTCTTTACCACCAGTGTTTCAGGTGCAACCGTAATAGGTACAACAGTTACCGGTGCGACAGGCATCTTTACCTATGTAACTGGCACCACGATTACCGGCGTCACAATTAACGCTACTACTGGTGTATTTACCACTCTTCAAGCAACAAACCTTAGTTTTACTAACACCACAATCTCAGGCGATTTAAACGTTGTTGGTTCTGGTTTTATTGGTTCTGGTTTGTCTGTAACTGGTACGATCAGCGGACAAACGGTAACCGGTACAACGGCAGTCTTTACCTCAGTCACTGGAGTGTCCGGTGTCTTTACCACGCGTTTATCGGGTGCAACCATTACGGGTAACACTGGGTTATTTGCGAATGTAACAGGTGTTTCTGGTGTATACACTTATCTTTCGGGTGCAACCGTTACGGGTGATACTGCCAGATTTAGTAGTGCAACTGGGATTAGCGGCACATTTACAACGCATTTGTCTGGTGCAACCATTACCGGTAACACCGGGCAGTTCAGCAACATCACAGGTGTTTCTGGTACGTTTACCAGCACCCTTTCAGGTGCAAACATTTCTGGAACCAACGCAACTATCACCAACATCACCGGCGGTACACTTGCGATTACAACTCCGTCTGGTGCCACTCCCGCCATTGTCTGTTCAGGTGTTGTTTCTGGTAGCGCCAGTGGTTTTATAATCAAAGGCCCCTTAATTATTCTTTGAGTATAAGTTTTAAAAAGCTAGAATCGTAAAAAGGATCTGTTAAAACAATGCCATACGGTGAAATTCGGGTTGATACCATTACCTTTACCAACGCGGGCGTCGATAAAAGCATTACCGTTTCTGGGTTGTTTGCGTCTACCTCCGGTAATTTAACTGTTACTGGAACTATTTCAGGTACCACATTCACCGGAACAACCGCAAGTTTTACAAGCGGTAACGTCACCACGTTTAGCGGTGGTACCTGCACTATTACTTCGGGCGTGTTTGCCTCTGGTACGGCAACAAACCCGTCAATCAGTTTTATTGCAGACTCATATACAGGTTTTTATTCCCCCGGCGCAGACCAGCTGGCCATCAGCACAGGTGGCACAGGGCGGTTGTTTGTAAACAGCTCCGGCAACGTGGGGATTGGGACGAGTGCACCTCAGGCAAATCTACAAGTTCTTGATTCTATTAAAGTCAGTAATTCATCTCAATCCCAAGGAAACGTAATCTTAGGTGATGGTGGTTCAACAGCATTTAACGTTGGTATTGCCCGTTGGAATGGGGCAACAAATGCTGCCGGGGCCGGCGGCTTAGGTTACTTTTCACAGGGAACTAGCAACCTTGGTGGTCATTACTTCTATACAGGTGATGCTGTTGCCGGATCTCAAACCGAACGCCTCCGTATTGACAGCTCCGGCCGCGTGGGGATTGGTACAAGTAGTCCTAGCGCTTTATTGGACGTCAGGGCAGGTAGTCTCTGGGTAGGTTCTGGGTA